CAGTCAAGGCATCCAATGTCTCGAAGGACTACAGCCTCAAGACAATGGTGACAGACGGCGGCGCAAAGTTGCGGGGTGAGATTCTGTTTAATGATCTCGTCACTGAACCTGCGGTCGGGGACTATGTGAAATTCCGGATCAGTTTCTTCTCCAGCTATGACGGATCGTGGGCGTTTGAGTTGAGCGCCGATGCTCTCAGACTCTGGTGTACAAACGGATGCGCCACAGCACACGCAGCAGCGCGAACAAAGATGCGGCACATGTCCAGCCTTAGCATTGAGGCAGCCACTTCGAAGATCAACCTTGCGCTAGACAACTTCATGAACCAGCCAGAGCTATGGAACAGTTGGCGGAAGGAAGCGATTGATACCAAGACTGCTGAGAAATTCCTCGGCAATACCATAGCAAAGATTCCGTCCCACATCACATCCAAGTCCAAGGTCAACGAGACTCAACTGGAAAAGCTCATGGTTCAGTGGGGCCGCGAACACCGGGAGCTTGGCCAGAACAAATGGGCTCTCTACAACACCATGACTTACTGGTCCTCGCACACCGAAGGGTATTCCAACCCCGAGGTCACGCGCCGCAACCGCGAGCTTGACGTAATCAACGCAATCAAATCCAAAGATTGGGAGGAACTATGACACCCGAATGGATCGCAGATAACCTGTCCGAATTTCTTGGGTGGCCATCCGACGTACTGGAATTGGCAGACCGGATAGAAAAAATCTCACCCGGATTCGACAAGGAAAAGTTTGTACTAAGGGCCATAAACAAATGGGAAGAAGTACATCCGATTGACATCCACGAAGAGGGCTGCGAAGATGCAGCATGGATAGTTATCTGACGCAACTCAAACAAAAGGCAGAGGCATTCAATGTGCCTCTGCTAAAAGCCTTCAAGCATGCAGACATTCCGACTTCAACCTACTACAGGAACATCAATGAGGTTGTTGAAATGTCTCACAGAACTGCGGTCAAGGTAAGCATGGCAATAGATTACCTCGCCCTCAAGGAGCGCACGAGAGAGATGGCGCTGCTGGTGCGTAACCGCCGAACAGCAAGGAAGCTTGCTGACGAATGAAAACGAAAAAAAAATGGAAGCACACGTCAGCAGAGTGTGACGCATGTCTATCCAACAGTGAACTATTCGTCTGCATTCTCAAGCAAAGCGGCAAAGGACATTGGGTCATCTGTATAGATTGCTACTACGAGGATTCATGGCAAACAAAAATAAGAACAAAGGAACCTATCACGAAAAGAAAGTCACAAGCTGGCTTCAAGAAATTGGGATCAAGGCAAAGCGCCAGCCACTCTCGGGCAGCTTGGGAGGAGAGTATACTGGGGACATCAAGCTCGAACTCTTCGGAATGGAATTGATCGGTGAAGTCAAGTACCGAGACAAGAGCAACTTCCCTTCACCGTTCTCAGTCCTTGAAGGAAGGGACATAGCTTTCTTCAAAAGAAAGCAAGGAGAACCGAAGATCGTTGTCGTAATGGACAGCGCAACATTCCAAAAACTAACGGAGAACAACAATGGAAGTAAGCCTTCTAAATAAATTCAATGAGTGGGATCAAAAGAATCCCGAAGTGTACGACCTGTTCATAAAGTTCACACTCCAAGCAATGAGAGCAGGGCACAAGCATCTGTCTGCTTGGATGATTGTGAACAGGATCAGATGGGAAACATCTATCGTAACAAAAGGCGACGACTTCAAGATCAGCAATGATTTCATTGCACTGTACGCCAGAAAGTTTATGGCCGAACACCCTGAACACAAAGGATTCTTTCGCCTAAGACCAATGAAGAGGGCGTAATGTCCTTTCAACATATGGCTTGGGCCATGAGGGTAAAGGTTAATGACCCCTTGGCGAAGCTCGTTCTTGCCGTTCTTGCAGACCGAGCAGACAAAGACACAGGGCAATGCTGGCCAAGCCTTGCCCGAATCTCTGAAGACACAGAGATGAGCCCGAGAACTGTGATGAGAAAGCTGGCCTATCTGGAAGACAGCGGGCTTATCACAAGAACCCAACGCGACAAGCAGTCTACGCTCTACACCATAGGCCACACTGACCTAGGGGGTACGGCCACAGTGACCCATGGGTTAGGTCACAGTGACCTAGGGGGTAGGGTCACAGTGACCCACGAACCTATAAGTAAGAACCTACCAGAGAACATAGATACTATTACTAACTCTCTGTTCGAAGATTTCTGGGCGCTCTACCCGAAGCGTGTTGGCAAGGGCCAAGCCAGAAAAGCATTCGCCTCTGCAATCAAGAAGGCTACGTGGGAAGAGCTGAGAGCGGGGCTACAGGCTTATGTCGATAGTCAGGTAGGGGTGGACCCCAAGTTCATAAGACACCCCTCTACGTGGCTCTCAGGCGAGGGCTGGCTTGACGAGATAACAACATCAGGATGGGGAGACTTGAATGAACTATGAACAACGCATCGCAATCATCAAGGACTGGTTCAAGTCTGACATTGCAACGCGCTTCACTGTGCCGTCTGGAGTGGACCCAAAGGTGATGGCATCTGACTGCATAGAAATACTGAACAGCTGCATCCCGCCAGTAAAAGACATCGAAAGATTGAAGTACATCCTGACGGAAACGCAGAAGCTCTTGGTCAGGACATCGCGAACACGAACCATCCCAATTGCGAAAGACTTCTCAACAGCAGCGACCGAAGTAATCAAGCGGCTGGAACCAGACCAAGTCAATACTTCTCTGCACAAGCTAGACCCACTAGCAATCGCAGCGAAAAGAATCAAAGCACGAGAACCAGTGGGTGAATCTTATCTGAAAGGAGAACTTCTCAAAGTATTGCTTGGAACAAAACTTGTATCCGAGCTTGACATCGCTGCGTATAAGCAGCACAATGAAGAAAAAAACCAACCATTCTAAGGAGAACACCATGGAAAGAGTCGGCTTCATAGGTGGAAGCGACTGCGTAAAGATCATGCAGGGAAACTGGTATGATCTATGGCAAGTAAAGACAGAGCGCCAGCCACCAGAAGACTTGAGCGACAACATTGCCGTTCAGCTTGGAATCCATACAGAAGGTTTCAACGTCAACTGGTTTGAGGAACATACCGGAATAGAAGTAACTGACAGACAACTGGTCCTGCAAAAAACAATCGACGGGGTTCCAGCCAAAGGCGCAATCGACGGGAAGTGCGAGGGAAAAAGAATCTTCGAAGCCAAGCACACCAACGCATACAACAACATGGAGAAGATAATCTCCTACTACATGCCGCAGATACAGCTTTACTGTCACCTCGCAAACGCAGAAGGCGCATACCTTTCCGCCATCTTTGGCAACAGCGCATGGGAGACATCACTTGTCCAGTACGACGAAAGCTATTTCAATTCTATGTGGGCGGTGGTGTCAGATTTCTGGAACTACGTTGCTCTCGACAGGGAGCCACCTCTATCTGTTGAAATCGAGCAGCCTTCAATCGACGCGATACCGGTGGACGAAATGGTGCGAAGAGATGCCTCAAAGGACAACGCATTCATCGACGCGGCAAACACTTACATCGAACACGAAGCTTACTCTCGTGTATTCGAGGGAGCAAAGAAAGACCTGAAAGCAATGGTCGCCCCGAATGAACGGGAAGTATATTGCGACATCTTGAGCATCAAACGCGACAAGCGTGGGGCGCTCAGGATAAACACAAAGGGAGAATGACATGGCAAGTGCAATCGAAGACTTGATTAATGCGCAGAAGCAAACTGCTCCGCTAATCAAGAACGCAATCAACCCTCACTTCCGCAGCAAGTATGCGGACCTCGGCGCAGTTCTTGAAGCATCTCTGGATGCCTTCCATTCAAACAACTTTGCCGTGACTCAGTACAACAACTCGGATGAATACGGACAGTATGTCGCCACAAGACTGGCGCATACGAGCGGAGAAGTCTTTGAGTCAAAGGTGTACTTGGTGCTGTCAAAGAATGACATGCAGGGACTCGGCAGCGCGATCACATATGCGCGTAGGTACGGGCTTCTGGGCATGGCAGGACTGGCAGCAGAAGACGACGACGGCAACGAAGCCGTGAAGCAGCGTGGCCAACACATCGCAAGAACACAATCACACGAAGAGTTCTGAAAGGAGAACCAATGGACTACGACGACACAAACAAAGGGGCTGCGTTCAAGCCCTTCGACAAACAGA